CTTGAAAAGTTGAATGAGATAATTCCAAAATTACGATTGAAATCTGGAATGAAAGAATTGGGTGAAATTTATGGAAAATTAGAGGACATAGTACCACCAACTAATATATCAGATGGGGAGCGTAAAAAATTCAATACTGCAATAAAAAACGCACAAAAGTCTGTCAGTGAGGTATCACGTATAATTAGAGGTGTTAAATCGTATTAATATGCCAATTGAAAAACCATTTTTTACATCACCAAAAGAAATCTACATGTTTGATTCCATTAATGAGGAACTTATCGATGACATGGTGGGGCAATTTATTGATATTTATAAGATTCTTATTAATGATACAAATACAAATTTATATGGTGAATCACAAGTTAAATATTATAATAAAGCATTTAGAATAAATTGTCTTATTAAATACGAGGCACCAGAAGTAGATAGTACAGAAGTTGGATCAGATTTGAATACAAATATTGAAGCACTCTTTCACAGAGAAGCATTATCAAATGCCAACTTCATACCAGAAATTGGTGATATTATAGAATGGAATAATTTTTATTTTGAAATAGGATCAGTAACAGAACCACAATTGATTGCTGGTCATTATGACTATAAACATCAAATTAAAGTATTGGCACATCGAGTTAGAATAGCGTCATTACAAATTGAAGAAAGAACTGAATAAGAATATGAAACTTACAGAAACAAAATTAAGAGAGATAATTAAAGAAGAAATTCAAAAGTTAAATGAAGGTGGAGGACATCATTTTAAATATGGGAAAAAGTGGTATGTTGATAGTAGCTTTGTAAATTTTTGTCAACGTATTTTACCAAATTCAGAATTAAAACATATGGGATTTGGTGAATTTGAATTAGAAACTCCAAATGGCACGGTACAATTCGATAGGACTAATGGTAAAAAATTTACTGGTCAGGTTGGTAGATCACATGAAATGTATGATGATGTTAATGGTAAACTTGTTGCAAAGCTCATCAAAGGAATGGAACAGAAAAAGAAATCTGAATTGGTGACAGAAGGATTAGTAATAAAGAAAACCCGAATTACAAAATTGAATGACTTAATAATAACAGAACAAGAAGATAATAATAATGCGGTTAATGAAATATTATATGATGAAGTGACAGTTGCATTACGAGTGGCAAATGAGATGAAAACAAAACTTGAAAAATCCATCAAAGATTTAAGTGGAAATAAAGGTGGTAAAACGAAAGAAATGTTAAAATTCAATAAAAAATACTTACATGATATTGAAGTACAAATAAAACAGTTGGAAGCCGCTGATAAATTTAATTAAGAAATAAAATGGCTGTAAAAAATATAACACATAAAAAAACACATAACAAATCTAACATTAATAGAGCTGATCAAGTATCCACTAAGAATACAACTAAAGAAATACGTGGACAACAGAATGTAAATGTAAAAGGTGACTATGCAATAACATTACAAGATATTGATGAAACTATACTAGGACACATCAATGAAGTCATGGCTATACATGTACCTGAGGCGAACAAAACAGTACCAATACCGACGTTTTATAGTGATAGAGAGCGTTGGGTAGAGGCTAGACGTAATGGTGTTTTAAAAGACAAAAATGGTACAATACAACCACCATTTATTACATTTAAAAGAAACAGCATTGAGAAGAATGATCTATCACCATATGGATATGAACATGATATACATCGAAAATATGGAACAACTGTAGTGAGATCAACATCAAAAGCATTTGATAATAGATATACAAGATTCTCACAACTGTATGATGAAAAACCAGTTAAAAAGATGATAGTGACATCAGTTCCAGATTATGTTACAATACCATATGATTTTATGGTATGGACTGCATATATAGAACAGATGAATATCATACAAGAAGCATTCATTGAACAGAGCAATAAATATTGGGGTTATAACACTGCACATAAATTTTTAAGTGTAGTAGATAGTATATCTAATGATAACTCAATAAGTGCTGGAGAAGAACGATTAATAAAGTCAACATTTACAGTAACAGTAAATGCATATTTATTGCCTGAGTATATAAACTCAGATATAACAAAGAAAATTTCGCAAATAAAGTCAAATACAACAACACGAAAAGTTGTGTTTGGTAGTGAAACAGTAATATAAATAAAATAAAATAAGAGGTCAACATGCCAAAAAACGAAAAAATAGAAAACACAGAAGTTCAAGAAAACACAAATACAGTTAAAATGAACGAGGTGTACACAACAAAATTAACAGAATCACTTAATGCAATTCAAAACATAACACTTGCATTAGGTCAACTAGAAGTTCAAAAGTTAGATTTAGACGATAAAAAGAATAAATTAACAACAGAACTTATGTTAATAAGGGAAAATCAATCAGCCTTAACACAAGAGATTTTAAATAAATACGGTGAAGGTGAAATAAGATTAGAAACTCAAGAATTTATTAAAAAAACAAAATAAATTTATTGTTTAAATGAAGTAACACTATATTTATTAATATAATGAATTTTTATTCTTAACGGAGAACATAAAATGTCAACAGAAAAAGTATTATCACCAGGGGTATTTATTAATGAAATCGATAAATCGTACATCCCATCAGCTCCAATTGCTGTTGGTGCGGCTATTATAGGACCTACAGTAAAAGGACCAGCAATGGTTCCTATCAATGTAAGTTCATATGGCGAATTTGTTCAAATATTCGGTGATACATTCAAAAGTGGTAGTGGATATTACCAATTTTTAACATCACATACAGCAGAACATTATCTAAAACATAGTGGAAAATTAACGGTAATAAGAACATTGGCTGGTTCATATACAGGGGCAACAGCTAGAGTACCAATAAATGGAAGTACAGTGGGAGCCGCCTATCAAAACATAACTAGTGCATCATTTACATTGAATACCATATCAGATGGTGCTATTATGAATAGTAGCTCATCATTAAAAACTGACAATTTATTGGATTCTGGTTCTGCACATAATATTCAATGGGAAATATCTAACAGAAACAACAGTAAAGGTACATTCTCATTATTGATTAGAAAAGGTGATGATAGAAATAATAGAAAACAAATTTTAGAATCATGGAGTAATTTAACATTAGACCCAAATTCTAATAACTATATTTCTAAAATAATTGGTGATCAAGATGCTACAATTGGTGGTTCTGGAACTACTGATGTTTATTTAACATACACTGGATCATATGCAAATAGTTCTAAATATGTATGGGTATCAGGTGTTAAAACTACAATTGATTATTTAGATGAAAATGGTAATGTTAGACTAGCTTCATTATCAGCATCATTGCCAAATGTTGGTAGTGGTTCGTTTGCAGGTGGAACGAATGGATATTGTGGAACAACAGTTGCACCAGGTGGATTTACATTCACAGCATCATCTAATAATTTCTATGAAAATATTAATTCAACAAATACTCAAGGATTTGATATGGGTACAGGAGATAATGGTAAAACATCATACGAAGATGCTATATATATGTTAGCAAATTCAGATGAATATAATATTAATTTATTAATGATACCTGGACTTATTGATGGTGAAGCCAATCATAATGCAGTCGTTACAAAAGCGATTGAAATGGTAGAAGGTAGAGGTGATTGTTTCTTATTGGTTGATCCTGTTATTCATAATAGTTCAATTACAACTGTAACAACTGAAGCCGCTACTAGAAATAGTAGTTATACTGCTATGTATTGGCCTTGGCTTAAAATTGCTGATAATGCATTGGGAAAAAATGTCAATGTACCAGCATCAGTAGTTATTCCAGGAGTATTTGCATTCAATGATAAGATTGCTCATCCTTGGTTTGTACCAGGTGGACTGAATAGAGGTGGATTAGATGTAGTTGGTATTGAAAGAAAACTACGACAGTCAAATAGAGATGATTTATATGATGCTAATGTTAATCCTATTGCATCATTCCCAGGACAAGGGATTTCTGTTTGGGGTCAAAAAACATTACAGAAAAAAGCATCAGCTTTAGATAGAATCAATGTAAGACGATTATTGATATTTGTTAAGAAGTTTATTACAAATGTGAGTAGAACAATTGAGTTTGAACCAAATTCAATAGCTACACGAAATAGATTTTTAAATATTGTTAATCCATTCTTAGAGCAAATCAAAGCTAATGAAGGATTAAATGAGTTTAGAGTAATTATGGATGATACGAACAATCCACCAGAATTACAAGATAGAAACATATTATATGGTCAAGTGGTATTAAATCCAACACGATCAATTGAATTCATTTTGTTAGATTTCAGTGTTGAACCTACAGGGGCGAATTTTGATTCATAATGAATAATAACATGAAAATATATAATATAAACGGAGAAAAATAATGGCTGATATATTAAGTGCAAATGAGATGTTTTACACACCATTTGAACCAAAATTACAGAATAGATTTGTTTTACAAATTGATGGAATACCATCATATTTAGTTAAGGGTGTTGCAAGACCTTCATTTAATTTTGAAGAAGTTGTAATTAATCACATGAATATCAAACGATATGTTAAAGGTAAGATTGAATGGCAACCTATTTCAGTTACTTT